TGACCACGACGTTGTAGCTCTTTGGCAAATACAATGTCGTGAAAAAATGCCCCACAGGGGTCTGGCATATGTTGTGCGAAGAACACAACTCTCATTTATTTATTAGATTACTCCGAGACAGCTTTATTACGAATGAGACGCGTGGGGTCGCCGCCACGAGACCATGTCTGGACAAACCCGCTCGCCTCCTTCATGTCCTCACGAACACTCTGGAGAAGCGGGTCAAACTGCTGAGGGAAGAACTTGTCGGAGACCGTAGAACACTCCTTACGTGTTCGGATCGGGGCACTCTGGATCAGACGGCTCTCAACATCCTTGTTCGCAGCCGAGGGGCCGCCCCCCATATTGGGAGTCGTAGCCCACGGGCGAGCGAACGTCTGCTGGTGTCCCTTGAGACGCTGCGTCCCGGGATCTCCCAGCGCTAGACGGGAATATAGATCCACGTCGCACCCCCCACCTGCCGTATTGCCAAAGTTGCCCGTGTAATTCATCGTCACGAACGAAGACGCAAAGTCGGCGACGGGGTCAAAGTTCTGGCAAGAGTCTGCGGGGCGGGCAGTGGTGAGGTAGTAATCTTGCTGGCTCTTGTTGTCACGGGCATTGTAATCCTGCTGCACCGTATCGTTCCTCTGACGAGTCGGGGCATAGAACCATTGCTGGGGGTTGTTGGTCTGTGGTTCCTGGGACGTCATGCTTTGCTTATTATCTAAAACGAATAAACTTTACGTGGTTCCTTCTCTGAGCATTAAGATTACAAGATGTCTATCCTTTGCCCCTGCGATTGGATCGATCACGACGAATTCGGGAAGTATGTCATTGATATCTACGGCCGCACAGATGAAGGCGAGGCGGCAATGATCAGAGTTCGGGGATACAAGCCGTATTTCTATGTGGGTGGAGACTATGATTTCGCAAGCGAGACTCACGGAATCACAAATATTAAGGTGACCACGATGGAGAAGTATGATGTGTTTGCGGGGTTCAATGAGTTCAAGACGACCAATGTCCAGAAGGTGGAGGTCAATTCTATGAAGGATTTCAAGGCAGTCACCAAGTATGCCAAGGACGCATGCGAATGCAATGAGTGTGGGAAACCAAAAGACACTTGCGAGTGCAAGGACTCAAAGTATACATTTATCTACACCGTCTACGAATCCAACCTCCCTCCGCTTCTCCGCTTCTACCACGACCATGAGATCCTGCCTGCTTCTCCCGTCGCATTCATCCCTGGCCAGAAAATCAAGGGGCTGGAGAAGTCGTGGTATGTAGATCTCGTAAACATCCGCAGTAAGGCGAGCGCAGACACTCCGCTGAAGGTGTCGGCCTACGATATTGAGTGCATGTCCGAGAGCGGCAACTTTCCAGTCCCCGACAAGGATCCGGTGATCCAGATCGGGATTACGACTCGGTGGTCTAACGGTATGACCAAGTCCATTGCTCGCAAGGTGTTTGTGTGGCCGTCGGTGGATAAGTCCGAGGATCCTTCGGTGGAGTTCAGGGGGTATCGGACCGAGGCAGATATGATTGAGGGGTTTATGGAGTATGTCCAGGAGGAGAACCCCGATATCATTTGTGGATACAACACCTACGGCTTTGACGACAAGTTCCTAGCCACTCGGGCCAAGATCTGCGGGATGAAGCTCAATCTTGCCAGGGGTCAGATCTGGGGAGATATTCTCCAAAAGAAGACGTTTGATCTGGCCTCAGGAAAGTATGAGGTCGAGTATCTGAAGACTCCGGGTCGTCTTACGATCGATCTTCTGCTGTCGATGCGGCGTGAACATATCTTGGACTCCTACAAACTCGATAATGTCGCATCCACGTTCCTGCGGGACAAGGTCTTGAAGTTCGAGGGGAATACTGTTCATACCAAGACGACTCGTGGACTGTTTGTGGGAAACTATGTGTGCTTCGATCTGGTGGGCAACACGATCAATCCGTACCAGGACGGCCGCAAGTTCCTGGTGCGGTCTCTCACACACAACACGATCGTTCTGGATGAAAAGGAGAAGGATCTGTTTGCGGATCTCACCGACGATGAGAAGAAGATGGTGGAGTGGTCGTTCACCAAGGACGATATCACACCCCAGGATATCTTCCGCATGCACCGAGGAACACCTAAGGATCGGGCAACCGTTGCCAAATATTGTATCCAGGATTGCGACCTGGTATTGACCCTGATGGCAAAGCTCGATACCCTCACGAATTCTCGGGGTATGGCGGATGTCTGCTTCGTTCCGCTCCAGTTCCTCTTCCTCCGTGGTCAAGGAATCAAGATCTTCTCCCGGGTGGCTTACGAGGCTTCGAAACGCAATCAGATCCTTCTCACACAGGAGGCGATGGATGGCGAGGGAATTGGGTATGAGGGTGCGATCGTGATTGCTCCCAAGATCGGGATGTATCTCGACACGCCCATTGCGGTCCTGGATTTCAACAGCCTGTATCCGTCCTCCATGATCGGTGAGAACCTCTCGCCTGATACGCTAGTGTCCAAGAAGATCTATAACGAGGCGGGAAAGCTGCTTCCAGAGTTGTGTGAAGGCATGACGGCTGAGAAAACGAAGACGCTGGACAATATCCGGGAAGTGTCGTATGTCGAAGATGGCAAGAAATGCGTATGCACCTACATCCAGCCCACTGCCGATCAGCCGCTATCGCTCGGCTTGATTCCTACGGCACTCCAGATCATGTTGGCAAAGCGAAAGGAGGCAAGAAAGAAGATGGAAGATCCGAAACTGGATGATGCCCAGCGATCGGTGTATAACGGTCTTCAAGCAGCCTACAAGGTTGTTGCCAACTCCATCTACGGTCAGCTGGGGTCAAGGACTTCGCCGATCCGCAAGATGTGTATTGCTGCGTGCACGACGGCGGTGGGGAGACGTTCCCTCCTCTTCGCCAAGTCGACCGTCGAGGCAGATGGGGCGGATGTAGTGTATGGCGACACGGATTCGATCTTCGTGAAGTTTCCAGGCAAGGATCTGCCGGGCGCAATCAAGGCGGGGCAGGAGGCAGCGAAGAAGATCACGTCCCTGTGTCCACACAAGGCATTCGTGATCGGCTATGAGAAGACGTTCTACCCGTTCATTCTATTCTGTCGCAAGCGGTATGTCGGGATGAAGTATGAGGAGGATCCGAGCCCGACCAAGTGTAAGCGGGCATCCATGGGGATTGTTCTCAAGCGGCGGGACAATGCGCCTATTGTCAAGGATGTATACGGCGGTGCCCTGGATATCATCTTGGAGGAACGGAATGTCAAGAAGGCCGCAGAGTTTGTCAAGACCATGCTGGTGAAGGTGATGAAGAATGAACTGCCCATTGAGAAGTTTGCGATCACCAAACAGTTGCGGGACGATTACAAGGCGATGAAGGAAGGGTATGCGGGTCATGCGACCATTCCCGCCCACCGTATTCTGGCAGATCGCATGACAGCTCGGGATGCTGGGAATGCACCGGCCGTGGGTGAACGGGTGCGGTATGTCCACATCCAAAGCACCAAGAAACTCCAGGCGGATAAGATTGAGGATATCGCCTACGTCCAAACCAACAAACTGAAGCTGGATGCCACGTTCTATATCACGAACCAGATCCAGAACCCTGTAGCCCAACTGTTTGCTCTCTGCATCGAGAGCCTTCCAGGATACCGTGAGCCTCGCCCTTCTTACAAGTCCATGTATGACGGGTTCATTGCGGACGGCACCGAGCACGAAGAGGCGACGCTGGGTGTTCTGAAATACAAGGAGAAGCAGCTGGACTCTCTGCTGTTTCTCAAGGCGGATTATATGCAGGAATCTCTTCAGGAAAAGAAGGGACAGCGGACCCTGACCTCAATGTTCAAGAAGTAAACGAAAGAAACATTTAGAAGGAGATTGATTCATCATACAAATGAATCCTATTCTAGAAATTCTCGCAGATATAGCCTATGCCCGGGCATCTTTTTACCGTCGGCATTCGATCGTGCCTTACCAGCTCACTCGCCAGTTTCTGGCAAACGAGGCGCAGATGCTCACTCTTCTCAATCAACTTCGTTCTCCTCCTACTCCTGCCCCCCTCACTCCGCTATCACATAACTTTGATATCCCGCTCAACCTTGTTCAGCTACTTTTTGGTCGCAATGCGACGGTGGGACTTGGACAGGGCCAGGGCAATCCTCAGTTCTGGGAGAATGTGGTCGTGGGACTGACCCCCGAACAGTTTGCAGCGGGGACTCGGAATTACGAAAATCCTCCAGATGTAGCAGAGCAGGATCAGTGCTGTATTTGCCAGGAGGGAATTACGGCGGAAGCGGCCGTTCATACTCTGTGTCCTGGACCTGCGTTGGGCGATGGAGTCACATCCACCAATCATCACGCCCTGCATCGCCGGTGTGCTCAGGCTTGGTTCGCCATCAGCACCCGTTGCCCAGTCTGTCGGGCAGATTTACGAACACTGAACCCAACTACTACAAATGCAGATGCCAGCGCCAGCGCCCCCGGCGGTGAACCAGCACCATCCCCTAGTGGTGGTGTGCACCCCAACATTTAATCGCCGATTCTGCCTTGATTTTTCCGTAGAGTGTTTCAAGCGTCAGACGTACCCCAACCTCCACTGGGTCATCGTAGACAACTCGGATGATCCTGAGAAGGATTGGTCACCCATCCAGGAGAAGGAGGGAATCAAGGTCACGTATCATCATATCAAGACCAGGAAGCCGGTAGGGTTTCTTCGCAACGTTTGTTTGAAGGAGGCGCTCAAGCTCAGTCCTGAGTTTATTGCGTTCTGGGACGATGATGACTACTACATGCCGCAACGAATCAAGGTATCGGTGGAGGCACTCCAGAAGAGCCCGCAGCACGATATTATCGGGTGTGCGGTGATGACCGTCTTCCTCACTCGTGAGAATGTCTTGATGGATGTGGGACCGTATGGCCATAACCATGCGACTGCGGCAACGTACCTTTTCCGTGCAAAGTGCGCCGAGACCCGCTACTTCCTGGAGACGGCCAACAAGGCAGAGGAGGGAACGTTCACTCGGGACTGGACGCTGGAAATGATCATGCTGCCCGCCGAGGATATTCTATTGGTCATCGGTCATGCACATAACACGGTGAACAAGAGTGAGATTTTCGAAGACCAGCGTAAATTCGGGGGTCGTATCCACAATTCGGACAATGCCAAGAACCTCGTGCGGTTCCAGTGGGTCAAAGATCCCAGTATGTGGGCGGTACTCCGTAAAACGTTTCTTGATGCTTAAAAAGATCGGCGATTATGTCTCCCGTTACGGGAACCTGTTTCAGTATATCGGATTGCCCGTATTGAAACCTGTTCATTAATCTCCGCACATCGTGCTGGCACTCTTTAACAATGGTTTGGAATTCAGGGTATGGAGTGGGGGTGTATTTTTGTAAGTTTTCATAGAGGTCTCTCGTATTCAATGGCATACATCTGTGAATAATCACGCTGTCGGTAGCCCGTTTAAAAATGACTGGGATTTCGTTGGAGGTGCATATGATCGGAACAACTCGTTTTGGATCTCGGATCCATTCCAGAACCTTCCTCTGTGCGTGTGGGTCGCTCCCATCGATTTCATCTAGGATCACACACGTCTTGCGTGGTTTATCGCCATACTTGACGAAGGAGGTAAACGATACTGGAGCCATACACGAATCACGGAGGTTCGTGACATCGTCGTGGGATCGCAGGGATCGTGAAGCATTGATTTCCAGGGGTTCATGTTCCATTGTCCGAGCCGCTGTCAACGCCAGTGTCGTTTTTCCAATTCCGGGGGTTCCGCAGATGAGAACGCATTTGCCTGGAGTATTTGCACGGAGATAGGTGGATAGAACCTGCTTGGCTTCCGTATGTCCTATGATATCCCCAAACGTTTCGGGTCGGAACGTTTCCGACAACATTACCCTATTATACGTCTACTTACAAAGTCCTTTCCATCCCGTTCCGCATGACTTGGCGATGTCACACTCGTGTCCTTTATAATTCTTTGGATTGAACGGATTGCATTGGGTCTCGTAGGAAGGATTACAGTTTTCTCCGTCAAAAACCCACAAATCCGGACAGGGGTTTAGTCTCGTGAGTCGCTTGACGTATATGATTGGTTGTAACTCGACGAGATAGATATAGGCAAACAGCGAAAAGACGCCCAGTGTGATTCCAATGACGAACAGATCTTTGAATAATCCGTTGAGAAATCGGAACGTATCCGAACACCCGGTGGGTGCGAACTGAGGGCTGAGCCAGTTCGTGAACGGACCAGTGAATACTTGCTTGAAATACGATGCGTAGCATGAGAGCGTAGACATTCTCTTCTATTTATTAACAAGAGTATAATGAGTGTAGAAGCTGGCCGCCACGTGTGCAATACGTATTATACAACTACGCTGAACCCGATTGTTCAGCACCACATTGATTCTTACAATGATTTCGTGGAACGGCGTATCCCTCTGTTCTTGAAAGCATCCAACCCTATCCGACTTGTTCTTGGCGACGCTCGGGAGATCCGAGTATTCATCGGTGGTAAGACTGGCGAGAATATGGGATACCGTCCGCCACTTGATGAATTGGACTATGCGATTATGCCAAATACGTGCCGCACTGAGAACAAGACATATTCTCTAGATTGTGTGGCGGATATTGATGTAGAATACCAGATCGGAGCAGATGTAGAGACGACCAAGTTCGAGAAGGTCACTGTCGCCCGCATCCCGCTTATGATCCGATCCAAGTTCTGCCACCTGTCTGCCCTGACGCCTGAGGAATCGTATGCCCAAGGCGAAGATTACCACGAGACGGGAGGATACTTTGTTGTTGGTGGAAGCGAACGGGTTCTTCTGTCACAGGAACGACTGGGGAACAATATCTTTTACGCTGGAAAGAGGGCGATTGTTTCAGTGGTAGAAGAAGAGCAGAAGGGAGGAAAGACGGAAGAAAAGGGGGAGGACAAGGAATATTATGCAGGATTCCGTGCGATTTCAGACGACGGCGCACGTGGACCGTGGTCACATTACCTTGTGATCCCTCCCGTCCGCCGGGAAGTCTCTATGGCAGAAATAGCCGCAAGGGCTGGAACCAAGAACGAGATCAAAGATTACGGATCTACCCGTATTCGTGGCATGCCTGTCGTAACCCTGCCAGGATTCAAGATCCCTGTCCCCATCCTGAGCGTGTTCCATCTACTGGGTCTGACATCGGACAAGGAGATTTATGACACTATGCTTGTCGGTATCCCCGAATCGGACCGCACAGTCTATGACGATATTTTCATGCAGATTATTCTCAGCCACGACGTTGAGTCGGATATGGATACTCTACGCATTGCCACCAAGACCCGCACCCAGGAAGAAGTATTCTACAATCTCCAAGCCATGCTGTTCTGCAACATCGAAGAGGACGATGTGGGTGCACTGTATCGTCGTAAGGCCTATGCCCTGGGACACCTCCTGCGTCTTGCGGTAGAAAATGCCATCGGGATTCGTGAACCGTCGGATCGGGATCATTTCCGGTTCAAGCGCTTCGATGTTTCCGGAGATCTGTGTTTCCAGGAGTTCCGGCGGATCTACAAAGAGGTTTCAAAGGCCATGACACTTGCGATGGATACCCGTGTCCACTTCGAGGAACGAACGTATGCGGGCAAGAATCTTGCAACTCTGCTCCAGCGTGAAAATATCGGATACTACTGGAAGATGAACACGTTCCTCAACGAATTGTCCAAATCGTTCAAGGGCAAGTGGGGAGGTGCCGATGGTGTCTCACAGATCTTGAGCCGATTTTCCAGGTTGGGAACGGTCTCCATGCTTCGTCGTTCAATTCTTCAGATGGATCCGTCCGTGAAGGCTCTGGGTGCTCGTCGGCTCCACGGAAGCTCGTTCGGGTTCACTTGCCCTTCCGATGTCCCTGACGGCCGCAATGTCGGCATGACGAAACATCTTGCCCTTCTTGCATTTGTGTCCACACAGGGGAACACGGGGGAACTCAAAGCAAAGTTGGCTGGACATACCAATTTCCACCGTATATCCACTATCCATCCCGCCCGGTGGAATACTTCATGGACAAAAGTGTTTGTGAATGGGGATATGTATGGAGCGATCACGGAAAAGACACAGGCAGTATACGACGATCTCATAGGATACCGTCACCAGAACCCTGGAATCTCAGTCGCATGGAATCGCACGGACAATGAGTTGATGCTGTATTCCGATGCTGGTCGTCCGTGTCGTCCAATTTATCGTCCAGGCGTGACATCCGATATGGTTCTAGCCAAGAAGACCTGGAAAGAACTCGCAGATGTATTTGAGTTCGTGGATGCCGACGAATCTGACACCATCAAGATTTCTATGGCTCCGTTCTCCAAGAGCGAACCGTCCGAGATCCATGGCATCTTCATGCTTTCGCCCCTCTCGTCGGTGATACCATTTGCGGATCATAACCCCGGGACTCGTGTTGCCTTTTCGTGTGCCCAGAGCCGTCAGGGTGCGTCATGGTACCACTCGAATTTCAATAAACGGTTTGATACGATTACCCTCATCCTGAACTCCCCTCAGAGGCCGATCTGTGAGACGTGGATGTATCCCCATATTCTCGGACGGGGAGGATGCCTGCCTTACGGATTCAACGCCATTGTCGCAATCTCCATGTATGGCGGATACAACCAGGAAGATTCCGTGATCTTGAATGAATCCGCTATGAAACGTGGCCTGTTTGGAACCACATATTTCCATTCGTATAACGTGGTAGAAGAAATGACGAATGAAATGGAGGGACTGCACACCCATTTCGGCAACCCGGCAAAGAAGGGACTGAAATTGAAGGCGGATAAGGACTATTCGAAACTTGATGACAACGGAATTATTCGGTTGGGTGCGGAAGTGAGTGAGGATACTGTCCTCGTCGGCGTCATTTCTGGAGAGACGGATAAGTCGGAAGTGGCGAAGCGTGGTCAGCGGGGACGTGTAGACGGAATCCAGATGTTCACGGTCTCTCACGGTAGTGGCAAGAACAAGATCTCGTTGAACGGTGTAAAGATCCGTGTTGCCGAATCCCGTACTCCAATTCTGGGGGACAAGTTCAGTTCACGTGCTGGACAGAAAGGAACGGTTGGAATGATTATGAAGGAGTGTGATATGCCGTTTACTGCTCGGGGATTGCGCCCAGATCTTATCTTGAACCCCCACGCCATGCCATCTCGCATGACGACCGGTCAGTTACTGGAATCTGCCGCATCACGGATCGGCACTGCCCTTGGAACGCTGGTGGATGCCACACCCTTCTGTGCACGTGACCAGGGAGTAGAATACCGTGAACTCCTGCGCAAGATCGGATTGGAATCTGGGGGATCGGAGATCATGTACAACGGTCAGACTGGAGAAATGATGGAGATGGAAATCTTTATGGGAGCCACTTACTATATCCGCTCGAAGCTGATGGTAGAAGACAAGATCAATTACCGTGACACGGGTGCCAAGACTCTTCTCACCCACCAGCCGCTGGAAGGACGGTCGGCCGGAGGTGGACTGCGTATCGGAGAAATGGAGCGTGATGCTCTCATTGCCCACGGAGTTTCAGGGTTCATTGAAGAATCGTTCATGAAGCGATCGGACGAGCATGAAGTCATATTCCAGAAGGATACAGGGCTACTTGATAGCACTGGAGAGGGTGAAGTTGGAATTTTACGAATGCCGTATGCCATGTCCCTCTATGTCAAGGAGCTCGAGTCAATGCATATTCGCACAAATATTATAGGCGTTTAAGAGTATGACGGGTGATATAGGTAAGAAGATGTACGTCGTAAAACGTGATGGACGGAAGGAAGAGGTCTCATTTGACAAGGTCCTCCATCGTATTCAGAAGTTGGCTGGGGGGCTCGAGCATGTGAACCCTGTTTTGGTAGCACAGAAGGTCTGTTCTCAGATCCACGACGGGATTCAGACAGCAGATCTCGATGAGTTTGCGGCGGAGACGGCTGCGATGATGGTGGGTCGTGCGCACCCGAATTACGGTAAGCTTGCTGCGTGTATTGCGATTGATAACCATCACAAGAATACTCCCTCAACATTTC